CGCTCCATTCCTCGATCAGGTCAAGCGCATAGTTTTTTACGCCGCGATCCCACGCGGAACGGCACTTTTTCGCTTCAATCTTTTCACGTAATTCTTTTATCGTCATGGTAAGACCTCCATTATATTTTAACGACTTGTGGAACCGCCCCGAAAGGCGGCACCATAAAGCGTTAAGCGGGCATCGTAACGGCGATAAAACCGGGATCAACAATCTTGCCTCGGTATCGCTTCGGATACTGCCTAAATATAGCGCCCGGAACAGCGTTTTTCAAGTATTCGATCCCGTCCTTGAGTGCGTCTTCGCGGGTGATTCTGTTCGGGCTATCCCAGTCTAAGCGGACAACGGCATTATGCTGAAGTGATATTTCTTCTATTACCGCTCGGTGCCCGTATCGGCTTTTGCGTGTTGAGATTGTTGTCATTATTATGCCCTCCTCTCAATAGAGTAAACAATCTCACCGGCGGCGTACAAACAGATCGTCCGGCCGAACACCTTCACGTGGTCGATGATGATGCCGCGTTTTGCGTATTGCGCCTTGACGTACTCCACAAAGCCCTTCTGTTTTTTACTCATGATGCACCTCTCTATTTTTTTAACGGCTTATGACCGGCCATAGTATGACCGGGCATAAGGCGTTAAACTCGACCTGCTTGTACAAAGCTCACAAGCGGTAAAAAACCATCCATTGATAATACTTCCGGTCGAGTGCTGTCCCGTGACTCGCGCGTGTCGTCTACGTACACTAATGTAATGCGATAATTGGAGTCAACTTCTGCATACGACACTCCGGTCATCATAGAGTCTATTTTCGCAGGACATATCAGTACATGTTTGGTTTTTGGTATTCGGCGCGGGAAGTCGTTCATTTTGTCACACTCCACTATTTATATTCTGCCCTCTCTGATGGAGGGCAGGAAGAAAGAGTGGAGATTATAAGGGGCGCTTATTAGCGTTCAGCGTGCTGTCGGTTTCCGGCCGACCGGCCTACTTGCTGCCATGATGCAAGCACCATGTTCGCGCCCCGAAGTTTCGAAAGATCATCAACAACTAAATACACTGTACTTACATAGTCGGATAAAGTCAAGCTTTTTTTGCAATTATTTCTTCGCGCGTGAAAAAAAAGTGCAAAACGCGGAAAAAAAGTGTTGACAGATACACGTATGTTTAGTACCTTGTGCTTAATTATGTCTATATATGAAGAGAGATTGAACCGGGCCGCGCGGAGATGCAGCGAGATAATGGATATCCTGGTTGACACCCTGGAGCGCGCGCCGGAACTACACCAGAGCCGCGTGATGGAGATTGCGGCGAGTACCGAGCAGTTAAGGCAATCGATCATATCACTACGGGAGAGGCTGGCCGGATGAATGGATGGTTAATAGTACTAGTCTGCCTACAGGTTGCGGGCATTGGGGTGTCTATTGGGCGAGGCGACCGCGCGGCACTTATTGCTAACATTGCCAACGCATTAGTATTGTGGGGTCTCCTATACATGGCCGGGATTGGGGCGATAATATGAGAGGGGTACGTCTAGATGCCGATGCCTATAATGCGTTGATGCGGTATTCCGCGCGATATGTGCCGATGAGTGAGGGCCGTAATATAGCGAGTGCGGCCATACTACAGTTGATATCATACTGTGAGTGCGAGCATCTCGTCCGGCCAGATGGGGAGCCAATAGCATGAGATGCCCTAATTGTGGCCGGACTATCCCGGAGCCGCAATACAGCCGCAATGATCCCATGATGATATTATCCGTATGCCCTCAGTGCGGCAGGGTAGACACACAGCCTGATCTGGGCGACGGGCCGAGGGAGGGGGAGTAATTGACATACGGAGAGCACAAGACAGTATTGAGAGACGCGACACGGCGACCGCAGATAGTCCGCGCCCGCGTATTATGCCGGGTGGACGGGAGCGTGCGAAGCGTTGTGCCAATAGGTCCACATTTTGTCATACTCACAGACTCCGGAGTATATGTGCGGTCATGACTCCCTATAATACCGACATAAGCGACACCACCAAGCTATTGGCCGCGCGGGTACAGTACGCACGATACCGGCCGCGATACGTGCTTAATAGGCCGATAATCATGCCATATACTACTACTATAATAGACAATAAAAGGGCAAAATAGACTAAATGGCCCGGAAAAGCGCTCAGTCAGACATCATACAAGCCTACGCGATACAGCAGATCGTGGCCGGGCACCGCGTAACAGACATAGTTAATACCCTCAAAGCTACCTATAAGCTCACTACAAACACCTCAGAACGACACGTCAAACGTGCCAAACAGGCAATCGCCAAATTACTCCCCGATATTGCAGAGTACCGGCCAATAATCATTGCCAGATACGAGCAGCAATACAAGGATTGCGAGCAGATCGAAAAGACCGAGACCAAAGTCCGGCTACAGCGCGATATCAACGATTCAATGGCCAGACTCACGGGAGCGGACCAGCCGGCACCCAGGTCGGTAAACATATTCCAGTTCTTCCCCGATAGAGACAGCACTGGCCGGATTAAGGTAGACATCCCCGCGGAGTACACCATAGACGCCCCTGAGACTGCCCAGGATGCCCCAGGAGACGACCTAGACGACGCTCCCATACGGATGATGGTGCCGGGAGGGGCGCGATAATGCAGGACAGTAGAGCACAGATGAGACTCGACGCCATCGATAGGGTGTTGGCCCTTAAGGTCGAGGATACGGGGCAGGTCATCACGGCAGCCGAGTACAACGCCTTGATTGATGCCCTTATTAGGGCGGTATGGATATGAGTGCACAGCCTACAATCGAGAGCATGGCCGCTACCGTGGCACTCGCACAGTTGACCGTGCTGATGCACGTCGACGATATAAGGCGCGCCCAAACCCTTGCCACAATTCAGAGGCCCGATAACCCATGACCTTTATACTATACGCATGTGTAGTGCTGTTCTTCCTGGTGCTCTGTGCTGTGATCCTAGACGGCAGGCGTAGCGGGTGAGCGCGGTCGGTGTCGGGCAGGGATGGGGAGACGCCCCCCCTACCCTATGGGGCCGGGTGGTTCGGGCTTGACATCCCCCACTATCCCAGCAGAAATTTTTTGGAGGTCTTATGTATCGTGAACCTGAGTGCAGGGTGGATGCGTCGAAGTTCCAACTGAGAGCTGGTGGATGGTGTTTTGGTGAGTCCGGTTCTCTTGATTATTTACAGTGGATGCGCTTGTACCCGCCGGACGAGCACTTGGTTGAGGTATCGGCCGAGGTGCGCCGGATTCCTGCTTGGCAGAATGGGCCTTGTCGTTTGTTCCCGATGGTAGTGTGGGATATTGTTCCGTAGGGGGTTAACCCGTGGTGGTGTTTGTGCCGCTTGAAGTGATTGGCCCGGTTGAGGACGTGAAGCTGATTATGCGTCTATGGTCTGAGCGGGTAGGCGGTGGACTTGACGCGGTGTGTGTTCATTACCGTGACGCGGGGAGGCTGTTTGTTCGGATTGAGTCGGGCGGTGTTGTGGACGCTGGTGCGCTTGCGCGGGATTTTCGTGTGGGTTACGGTGGCGAGGGTGGTGGTAGTAAGAGGAGTGCTGTGTGGACGGTGAAGAGTGAAGAATTGGTATGAGATACCGGGCTGGTTTGATTTTCAGGATATATACTCGCGCGTGGTGGATGAGTTTATTGAATCGCGTGATGCCGTGTTTGTTGAGGTAGGGAGTTGGCTTGGTAGGAGTGCTGCGTATTTTGCGGACCAGGTCACACATGGAAGTAGGTTTTCGTTTAATAATTTTGTAATCCACTGCGTAGATACGTGGGAGGGCAGCGAGGAGCATAAGCTTTACGTGGCGCAGCACGACGTTTACGCCGAGTTTTGCGAGAATGTTGATGGGTATATTTCTCGCGGACTGATTATTCCGGTGAGGCAGCCGAGCGTCGAAGCCGCTAAGTTTTACTCGGATGAAAGCCTTGTCGGTGTGTTTATCGACGCGAGTCACGAGTACGAGGACGTTCTTGCAGATATCAAGGCGTGGTGGCCGAAGGTTGTGAAGGGTGGATATTTCGGTGGTCACGACATAAACTGGCCCGGTGTTGCGAGGGCTGTTCAAGAGTCGTTCCCAGGGGTGCAGCCTTTGGGTAGTTCATGGTTGGTGAGGAAGTCATGATAAAAATTGCTGTAAGACGTAATTGGCAGATGTTCGGTGTTTACGAGTTCTATGCGTATGACGACGAACGAGGGTTGGCGGCAGGCAAGGTTACCATCGAGTCAGTCGATGGAGTCCCTAAAAGATTGATTATCCCACTGGAATATGTTCCAGAAGGTGTAATGGTCGAGTCGTTTGCTGAAATGCGAGAAGATCAGGCTGGACCTATGCTTGAATTTATATCAAAAAACATGAAAGACCTTGGTTTTTCATTATCTGACGCGAACAACGAAATAGCCCGAATGCAAGACCACCTTTCAGACATGAGGTTATTTTTTAAAACACATGTGTCAGAGAAAAAGTCATGAAGGATAAGGAATTGCGAGAGTCGTTTGAGAAATTTCTTCAAGAGTGGGAGGAGTGGAAACGGTGTGATCGCAAATGGTCTGTCCGTCTAGTAAACAGGATTTATTCGATTGAAAATAATCTTGGGTTGACGTACGAATATGTCGAGCCGGTAGAGGGCAGGTTTGTTCACAGGAAGGTAGAACCGAGTGAGTAGCGAGTGTCGTGTGTGTTTTGCTCTTGGAGACTACCCGCTGCTTGATATGGATCAGGCGTGGGATGCGGTTGGTTATGATATGCGTAAACAATTTTCTAGCCGTATCGATACGATACTACCGTTGTATGTGTTCACGAGTATAGTTGGAAACGATTTTATTGTATGTCTAGCGAGGGGTATTTGTGAGTAAAGACAAGAACAAGTCTAAGAGATCGCAGGGAATGCCGTTGCCGCCATCTGACATGGCGAAGCTGCGGGGAATGAAGCTATGGTTAGCAACTCCCTGCTACGGTGGAATGCTGACTGACGTTTACACCGCGAGCTTACTGAAGATGCAGAACCTGTTCTGGCACTTGGGGGTGGAGTTCTACACGTATTTCGTGAGGAACGAGTCGAACGTCTGCCGCGCGCGGAACGAATGCGTTGCGGCTTTTCTCGGAAGGGGAGAGGACTATACGCACTTCATGTTCCTTGACGCTGACATAGGATTTCAGGCTGAGTCTGTGATACGATTGATGCTCTCCGAGAAGGAAGTCATAGCCGGTGGGTATAGGAAGAAGTGCGTGAAAGAGGACTATACCGTCACGTTTCCCGAGGGCAGGTTTGATATCGTGAACGGGATATGTGAGGTCGAGCGCGTTGGTGCTGGATTTTTGATGATTCAGCGCGGCGTGTTCGAGAAGATGATGAAGCAGTACCCGGAGATGAAGTACCAGACCTACTCACACTTGCTTTCAGAGAAGGAGCGCGAGTTCACCTATACGTTTTTCGAGAACCTTTACGATGAGAACGGTGTGGGATGGTCCGAAGACTATGGGTTTTGCAACCGCTGGAAGAAGATGGGCGGGAAGATTCATCTTGATATTACTGCGAAACTCGACCATCTCGGAAGCTTTGTTTTCGAGGGCGACATTTCGAGAATACTCATGGACCACAAGGCGTGAACGGATTCATCTTCCATCCTGTCGAGGGCGCGAAGTACCGTAGAAATTACGAGAAGATAGCCCATGACCTGAACGTCTTCAGGGACAAGAACGACTGGAAGAAGGCCATTGAGTTGATTCGCAAGCTGTGTTGGGACGACTTGTTTTTCCTCATGTACTTCGTTTTGGGGTGGGGAGATATTAACCACCCGTGGCTCGTAGATAGGGCAAATGAAGTTAATGACAGTCGGCACAGAACGCTCGACGTATGGAGTCGCTATCATTATAAAAGTTCGATAATCACCGTGGCCGGCACCATACAGGATGCTCTCCGTGACCCCATGATTCGCGGGTGTATTTTCTCTCACACGAAGTCGATAGCGAAGGACTTTCTGCGCCGGATTAAAACAGTACTTGAAACCAACGGTTTACTAGCGGCAGCGTTTGAAGACGTGATCCCGTCGAACCCGATGAACACGAAGGGTTGGTTGTGGTCCCTCGACGATGGATTACAGCTTAAATGCGGTAATGAGATCGGTGGAACTTTACAGGCTTCAGGACTTATAGACTCGATGCCTACGGGCAAGCACTTCACGCGCCGTATTTACGACGACGTTGTGACAAGGGAGGCGGTGTCAACCAGTGAACAGCGAAACAAGGTATCAGAATGCGTCAAGCTCTCACATGCTCTCGGCGACCCAAAAAACGGAACGCACTGTTTCATCGGAACCCGTTATCACTTTGGCGACTTCTATGGCGAGCTCATCCGTGGTGGAGGTTATACTGTCAGGGAATATGCCTGCACCCATAACGGAGCTTTTCCGGCAAAGCCTGGGGGCGCGGAGGACGATGTATCTCCCCTCGGAGATGGACGGGCAGTACTCTATACACAGGACCACATCTGGGAAGAGTTCAAGAACATGGGGACATCGACCTTTGCTTCGCAGATGCTTATGGACCCTATCAAGGCTGATGAAAAGGCTTTCGACGTTAATTGGATTAAGTACTACAACAATACCACAGCCCGACCACACACGCGGAACTTCATCTTTTCCGACCCCGCCGGCTCAAAAAAAGAGGGTTCAGCCTATACGGTTATGTGGGTGGTGGGGGTAGACCCTAGAAATTATTATTACATACTAGATTGCGTGAGAGACAGACTTGACCTTCAGCAGAAGCAGAGAAAGCTCTTTGACCTTGTTTCAAAGTGGAAGGTGATCAAGGTCTATTACGAGAAATATTCCATGCAGGGCGACATCGAATACATTGAGGAGAAGAAGCGCGAGGAGGGGTTCCACTTCCCTATCGAGGAAGTCGGAGGGACCAAACTTTCGAAGGACGAGAGGATTCTCAAATTGCAGCCCCTGTTTCAGGAGGGGAGAATGATCTTCCCAGAAAAGATTCCCTACACCGATTGCAACGGTAAACTCAGAAATCTTGTAGATGACTTCATTCAGGAAGAGTACAACGAGTTCCCGGTGAGCCAATACAAGGACATGCTTGACGCTCTTTCAAGGCTTAGGGATGAGAAGGTAAAGGTTGCAGGTCCGGCTTATGTCGAGCCTGCAACCTACGAGACTGACAACCCACTTTTGCGGTGGAACAGGCAGTCCAAAGAAGCAAGTAATGGGAACTCATGGTTAAACGCATGAAAGCATACGGCGAAGACGTTGGAATAAAAGACCTTTACGGCGAGTGGAACGACGACCTTGCACACCTGTCTTTACTCAGAAACGAGATGAAAGAGGACGATGACTTTTACCTCGGGAACCAGTGGGGTGGGATCAAGAAGAAGAAGGGCAAGCCATATCTTTCGATTAACCTTATCAAGAAAAGGGTGGACTGGGTTTCTGGTTTCCACAGGCAGAACCGTAACGGGATGAAGACCTACCCTCACGAAGGAGCAGACGACTTCCGCTCCGATGTTTACACGCAGCTTTTACAGCTTATGTATTCTTCTCGGCCGGTCAGCTACCAGCTTGACTCTACGGTTGACGATGCCATTAAGTGCGGTATCGGGTGGTTCTTCGTCTACATGGATTACTCGCGGGACATCCTTAACGGTGACATAGTTATCAGACGCGAAGACCCATTTCGCGTACTGTTTGACCCGTACCTGAATAGCCCCGATCTTTCGGACTGTTCGCATATATTCCGACGGGCCTACCTGTCAAAGACCGAACTCAAAGCGATGTACCCGAAGCTTGCAAAGGACATCGAGGGTTTACCGGATCAGGAAGAGAACGCGCTTGAAAACATGACCGCCCGTAGCTTCGGCGGTAAGGGCCGCGTCAACGTACTTGAAAAGTGGTATCGCGATTCAGAAGAACGCCCGTTCGCAATAAACCTTCAGACAATGGAGCACATAATTCTCGACAAGGGCGGTGAGCAGAAATTCCTTGAATCAATCGATAACCCGGAAGACTACAAGCTCGTCAACCGACGTGCGAACATAATCAAAATGAAGCGCTCCATAGGTGACTTCATCATGGCCTATGACGGTGTTTCACCGTACCTTGAAGATGAGTACCCTCTCATCCCCGTGATGTGGACCTTCGACCCCACCTGCCCCGATTGGGAATGGAAGCTTCAGGGAATGGTCCGTCCGCTTCGAGACATCCAGCTTGAAAAAAACAAACGGCGTTCTCAGATGATGGAGTTCATTCTGTCGAAGAACATCAAGGGCTACAAGGTCAAGCGCGGCGCGAACATCGACATGAAGGCTTTCCTCACCGGAGACGAGCAGGTTGTCGAAATGGACGACATGAACGACATCGATCAATTCGAAGGCCCGAAAATTCCCGACGCTTATTCCATGCTCGAAAAGGAAAACAACACTGACTTCGACATGGTGTCAATCCCTTCAGACATGCTTGGAGTTCCCGATACCGGTCAGCAAGCCGTGGGCGTGGCGCAGCTTCGCGAGAGAGCCAACTACACGCAGATTCAGCACGGCCTTGACAATATCTGGCTTGGTTACGAAATGCTGAGTAAGCACGTCATCAAGCTCGTCAACAAGCATTGGGACATCGCGAAGATCAAGAACATCGTAGGCGAGAACACGCCCCACGTCAAGGAACTCAAAGACCTTGAAAAACAGGCGATTGAGATTCAGTCCACCCCGCCTCCGCAAGGCGACCCGCAGGCGCAGCAGCAGTTCATCCAGCAGGGCGAGCAGATCATGCAGCAGATGAAACAGCTTCAAGACAAGATCGCTTCGTATTGGGAGGACTTCGACAAGGGCCGGGCAAATATCGATTGGGACGTAAGATTCGGTGATCTTCAGGATACGCCGTCGTACAGGCTGGCGAACCTTGCCACGATCAACGAGTGGAAGCATCAGGGGAACCCGGTCCCGGACGAGATCGCCCTTGAATTTATGGACATCGACAAGAAGACGAAAGAGCGGTGGCTGGAAATAGTCTCTGAAACGTCTCAGTCTCAGCAGCAGTCCGAACAGATGGCGATGCAGTTCGAGCAGATGATGGAGCAGATGAAAGCACAGGTCAAGATCGAGGTCGCTAAGATCGCGGCGCAGGCGCAGATTGGCGTGGCTACTATCAAGGCCAATGACGTGTACGAGTCGGAACTCAGGATTCAGCGTGATAATGTGAAACTTGGCGACAATAAGATGGGGTAAATCTTGAACGATCCCGACGTAAGAAAAGCAATACTGGCAATCATGGATTCCGCCGATGCGGACAGACTCACAGGCGAGATTGACATCAAACTGGTCTACGGGCAGGGCGGAGTCCGTGATTGCCTTTATTCTGTCAAGAAAAAAATTACGAATTCTTAAAAAAAGTACTTGACAGATGTTTAGTATTTCAGTACTTTAGTATCGAATTAGCGGATTCTTTCGCACCCCTTATTAGGATGTAGCGATGGCCCGCGTTGGGAGTGATCCCGGCGCGGGCTTTCGTATTTTATACACGAGGTTTTTTATGAGTGACGAACAGGGTGTATCCGCCGAAGTCCCGGAGGTAAGCGCAACCCCCGAAGCAGAGGTGGAGGCTGGTGTCCCCGACCAGCAAGAATCGGGTGTAACTCCTGAAACCCCCGGTCAGGATAAAGACTCAGCGGCGTTTGCCCGTTTGCGCCGAGAGAACAAGGCATACGAACGAAACCTTGCAGCGATTCAGGCGAAGCTTGATGCGATAGAGGCCCGAGTGGCCCCTGTGCAGGAAGAGTTCAAAGACGACGACATTCTCACGATGGGCGATTTGCGCAAGCGTGAGTCTAAGCGTCAGGCCGAAGAAGCAAAGCGACAATTTCAGGACTCTTTCCGCGAAAGCGTGGCGAGGGCGAGTGCCAATGATGACTTCGAGGATCGCATGGCGGTTCTTGACGAATTGATTGCCACTAACCCGACGTATCGCGGGTTCGACAAGATTATCATGGACCACCCGCGCGGTCCCGAGATTGCGTACGAGCTTGCTGAAACTCTCATGAATCGCAAACAGGCAGAAAAGAAAGGTCAGGTTTCCAAAAAACTTGACGCTAACTTAGGGAAACCACCTCCGGTAGTCGGCGGTTCGGCTTCGCCCGTTCTGGACGAAACTCAGCGAATCGCGAAGATGAATCCTCTCGGCAAGGAATTTGACGAGATGGTCAGACGGGTGGAGGGCTTCACTACCTAAGCGAGTTGAAATCAGGACAACTCAATGGATTACACCAAAACCACTGACATACCCAGTCCTATAAGGACTTACTATGACAAGCGCCTTCTTCAGAGGCTCTTGCCGCGTCTCATCCACAAAGCAGCCGCAGAGATGCGACCGCTGAAAATGCGTTCGGGCGACCAGATCAAGTTTCGCAGGATCGAAAGCCTTACCGCACAGACCGCTACTCTGGAAGAAGGCGTAACCCCTTCTCCGCTCGTTCTGGACGACACCCAGATCACTTCGACCATCGCTCAGTACGGTGGGTACTCGATCATAACCGACATGGTACAGATGACCGACATAGACCCTATCGTATCCGAGACTGTCGGACTCATGGGCGAAATGATGGGGAATACCGTTGACCAGACCATAGCGTCGGTTATCAACGCCGGTACTGCTTACATCCGCGTGACCGCGACGAACGTGGGTTCGACTTCCGGTGCTCGCACCGTGGTTGACAACGGCGTGTTTACTCCGTATCACCTTCGCGCTGCGGTTTCCACTCTGGAAAACCTCAACGTAGAAAAGATTCAGACCATGATTAAGACCGGGTCAGGCTACGATTCTTCGCCTATACCGGAAGCTTATCTCATGTTCATCCATCCCACTATCGCGGCGTGGCTGCGCGGTGGAGACACTACCTACTGGCCGACCGCGACTTCCGGGTTCATTCCGGTTCAGCACTACGCCAACTATTCGAGTCTTTACCCCGGTGAGATCGGCGCGCACGTTTCCGGCGTTCGTTTCATCATGTCCACGAACGTCAAAACCTGGGCTTCTACCGGTGCCGACACTGTCACCGTGTACTCGAATCTCTTGGTTGGTAAGGGCTTCTACGCCTGTACCGAAATGGAAGGCGGTGTCAGGACTTACGTCCACGACCGCAAGACCGAAGGTGGACCGCTCGAACAGCGTTCGACCGTAGGTGCGATTGTCGAGCACGTAACCACGATTCTCAACGATAGCTGTGCCGTACGCGTTGAATGCGAAAGCAAGCTTGCTGGTACGTAAAATCTGAAATGACGGGGCTAACCATGCCCCGTCGTTCATCCAACTTATGAAGGAGAATTACAATGGATAAGCAGATATTTACGGGGACACTTTCGTGTGATGCAAGTTCGCTTGCCGCAATTAACGAAGTCTGCGGATTCTACCCTAGCGCGGTCGAGATATTCAATCCCGATAATGGCGTCAAGATGTGGTGGACCAACGATATGGCCGAAGGGACCGCGAACAAAATTGTTCCTGTAGCCCACGGCAGGACTGGTCTTCTGGAACCCGCGACCATAAGTGTAACCTCGACGAAGGCTTACGTGAATTACGCTTCGGTGTATTCGCAGAGCACGACCGGTTATACTTCTACAGCGGCCGGAACGTCAAACCCCGCAGCTACCACGATCAACAAAAGCGCGTGGTGTGCCCTCGGGTTTTCTCAGAAGCTTGCCGACGGGACTATCGCGACTGGTCCTAACTCGACCGTTGCTACTCACACGACCGAAGCTCTGGCCATTGCCGACATCGCCGCGACTTCCGCTGGCTATGTTCGTCTTGGTTACGTGACGGTTCAGTCTACCGCCGGTGCTTCATGGGTGGGGGCGACGAGCACGTTCTCGACGGCTTCCGATTACAACATCTACAGCGACGATCCTTTGACCGTGACTTCCACTCTCGGAATCAGCCTTTATGAAGAAGCTGAGTTCACGATTTCTTCGGGTACGACTCCCGGTGGTGGGATAGGGTTTACGGTCGGCGCGGATACTGACCTTCAGGTCTTAGGGGCCACGCTCTATTACAAGGCGTGGAGGTAAGGAGAAAACAATGGCGATAATCAAAACTGGAACGTTCACCGGAAGTTCGGCAGCGCAGGTCATTGAACTTGGGTTCATACCCGATTTCTTTATGGCCTTTGCAATGACAGACGGAGCGGTGAAGACTTTTGTGTACGAGAAGAACATGACTGACGCTACCGGAGCGTACATGGTTGAAGGCGACGATGATATTATAGCGTCGAACGGCTTCACCCCATACACCGGTGGCGAACCGACTGTTTCAAGCGGTACAACTCCCGGAGCTTCAAAGGGTATTACCCTCGGAACTTCGGCGCAGACTGATGCGACAACGACTCACTACATAGCGATTTGCAACGGGTAACACAACAGGGGGGCTTTTAGTCCCCCCTGACTTTTCATTATAGGAAGATTTATGAATAAGAAGATTCACGCAGTCATAAGCA